TGATCGCATTCGACGACGGCTCGCTCGAGTATGTCGATGTGGCCGACTACGTGCGGAAGATTTGGCACGAGCTCAAGGCGCCGGCGCCGCCAACGTGACCGACACCGCCCTCATCGCCGCGCCCGCCATCGTCTCGAGCTCGTTTCTCGCAGGCGCCCTCTACGGGTTCTGGCGTGCCAGGCGCAACGCGATCACCGACGAGGCTCGAGCCGACGCCGTGCCGCTGATTGTGTTCGCGGGTGGATTGCTCGCGTCGGCCGGGCTGGCGGTTGGAAGGTGGTTCGCGTGAGTCGATCGGGATACAGCGACGACTGCGAGAATATCTGGCTCTACCGGCAGGCGGTCGAGAACTCGATCAACGGCAAGCGAGGCCAAGCGTTTCTAGCGGAATTACTCGAGGCTCTCGACGCGCTGCCCGCGCGGCGGTTGATCTCTTTCGAGCTCGTCGATGCCGTAGGCGAGGTGTGTGCGCTAGGCGCCGTCGGCGTCGCTCGCGGCGTCTCGGATCTCGGCAGATATGACAACGAAGATCCCCGCACCACCGGGCGGTTATTCGGCATCGCGATGTCGATGGCCGCGGAGATCCAGTACGAGAACGACGAGGCGAATCGGCACCCCGAGACGCCCGAGGAACGCTTCACGCGGATGCGTCGGTGGGTCGTTTCGAATATCAAGGCTAGCGGTTGGTAGAATGTTCTCGTGAACGAAGCGAAGCCGAGCGGTGCGATCAACGAAGCGAAGCCGCCGCCGCGATTTGGATGCGCCGTCTGCGGCGTGCTCACGCCCTACCCCGCAGCCGAAGAGCGTCTCGAGCTCGACGGCGGTAGCTCGTCGCTCGTCTGCCGCGACTGCGTCCGATCCAGGTGGCTCGACGAATTCAGTCCGGGCGGGATCGAATGACGGCCCGGCTCTACCGCAGGCTAAGCCCGTCGAAGCCCCAAACGACGTGCTCCAAATGCGGCGCCAAGCCCCGCGCGAGCTCTCAGCGGTGGTGCAAGGATTGTCACGCCGACTACATGCGCGGCTGGCGAGAGCTCAACGGCGACCCACCCCGGACGTGGCGAGGCCGCTGTAAGAAGCGCGCAATGGACGCGATCCGCTACCGGCTCGACCATGGCGAGATCACCCGCCAAGACTGTGAAACATGCGGCGCCGTAGACACTTCACCACACCACGACGACTTGCGGAAGCCGCTCGAGGTCCGCTGGCTCTGCAAGCGGCACCGCCGGGCGTGGAACGCGAACCACATTCCTCCGATCCCGAAGCGCCCGCAAAATCCGTTATCCTGACGCCCCCCCCCTGGGAGCGTCGGTGGACCTGCACCCCGAAGAGATTCACCTAGAAGCATCAAAAGGCGGCCAAGAAGTCGTCTTACGCTTCCCGACCTGGCTGGTGATTTCACTGGTGATCGGCCTCGGGTTCGCGGTTTCCGTTATTTGGCTCAGCAACCACGATCTCGCGAACAATTTGAACAGCCTGGACAGGACCGTCCAGAAACTCGGCTCGGTCGTGGAATCCCTCAGCAAAGAGGCATCGCAGCCCTCAGACTGGGTCATGAAAGAAATGCAAGCTCTCGAGGCCGAAAGTCGCCTGGAAGATCGACGCCTCCAATTGCAGATAGATCGGTTGGAGGGACACGACGTGTCTCGTGGGTACGCCCCAGAGGTTGACCACTGATGGCGGTCAGGGCAGTCGCCAAGAGTGCCGCGACGGGTTGGAGTGCCGGCGCAATCTCTCTTCTTCTAGCCGCATCCCAAACCTACGACGCCCACGACGCACGCCAGCAAGAGCAGGCGCTACGCCTCGAGCAATCCCGTGCAACGATCGCCGTCGCTGAACGGGTCGAAGCGGCCAGGGGCGAGCACCTCGATCTGTTCCGAAAGTGGGCGCTCGCCGACGCCGCGCTCGCCTCGTGTGTCGCTGGCCGGGAATACACCGCCGACGCCGCAGGGCACGAGACGCCGCCCGATCTCGAGGCCGCCGCCGCAGCGGTAGAGATCGAACCGCCCTCGTTCGAGGCCGAAGAGCACCGCACGCAAGGATCGCTCGAGTCGATCATCGAGCTGCTATCGCTTCCCAACTCACCCCCCGCGCCGTGATACACTTCCCGTGCCGGTCGTCGTCTACGGAGGGAGGCGCCCGGCGCTTGAGTAGGGATGCTCGAGAAGGGCCACGCATCGTCGAGGTTACGGGCGCCGGTGCGTGGCCCGATTCCCGTCTGCGGTAGATTCCCTCTCATGGCGACCAAGGCAGGGCCGGGCAGGCCGCGCAAATTCACGCCCGACGAGGTGAAAGCCGCGCTCGAGAAGAGCGGCGGCGTCATGTCGCTGGCCGCCAAGGGCCTCGGGTGCAGTCGCCGAACGGTCTACCGCACCGTGCAGCGCTACCCGGAGCTGCGCGAGACGATCCGCGACATCGAAGAGGACGCCCTAGACGACGCCGAGCTCGGTCTGCGCGAGCTCATCGCACAGCGGGACGGCGCCTCGATCCGATTCTTCCTCCAGACCAAGGGAAAACACCGCGGCTATGCCCGCTCGGTCGAGCTCGAGGGGCTCGGCATCGTCTCGCCCGGTGAGCCAGACGAAGAGATCGCCGCCCGCCGCGAGAAGTACCGGGGCATGTCGGGCGATGACGCGCTCGAATTCGAGACGTGGCTGGCGTCGCGCGAGAGCGTCGGCAAGACGATAAATTGACGGCGGCGATTCCGCTCTTCGAGAACGAGATGACGGTCGACGTCTGCGCGACGAACCTCTCGGCATTCTCGCGCCACGCTTGGCCCCACGTCGACCCGTCGCCATTCGTGGACGGGTGGCACGCGCGCCTTATGTGCGACTACCTCCAGGCGGTCAGCGACGGCGACATCGAGCGGCTCGTCATCAACGTGCCCCCGGGCCATCAAAAGAGCCTCACCGTTTGCGTGTTCTGGCCCGTGTGGGTCTGGATCGAGAAGCCCGAGAAGCGGTTCATGTTCACCAGCTACCGAGGCGACTTGGCGCTGCGCGACGCCGACCGCTCGCGGCAATTGATCCGCAGCGAATGGTATCAACGCTCCTTCGGGTCGTCGTTCACAATGCGGCCAGACCAGGACACGAAGAGCCGCTACATGAATAACCGAGGCGGCTACCGATTCTCGACGTCGGTGGCTGGCATCATGGGCGAGGGCGGCGACTTCGTGATTCTCGACGACCCGCACAACGTCGAGCAGGCCGAGAGCGACGAGGTGCGCGACGAGACGGTGCGGAAAATCAGGCTGGCGCTGCCGTCTCGTGTGCGCGCGAAACGTGGCGGCGTGGTCGTCATCATGCAGCGGCTCCACGAACGCGATCTCGTGGGCGCCCTCTTGGCCGACGAGCCCGACAAGTGGGTCCACCTCTGCTTGCCGGCGCGGTATACGGACGATCACCCGTTCAAGCGTGAACCACTCGAGCTCGAGAGCGGTCGCAAGCTCAACGGCGACCGGAGGACCGAGAACGGCGAGAAGCTACTGCCCGAGCTCTTCGACGAGGAACGGCTCACCACGCTTGAAGAGCAGCTCGGCGCCTACGGCACGGCCGGGCAGCTCGATCAACTCCCAGCGCCTCGAGACGGCGCCCTCTTCAAGCGGGAATGGTTCGACGGCAAGGTCGTCAAGGCCGCCGAGGTGCCACACGGCGGGACCGTGGCCCGGGGCTACGACTTCGCCAGCTCGGAAAAGCAGACCGCCAAATACTCGGCCGGCTCGAAAATGCGGCGGGTTGATAAGCGGTTCTACATCGAGCACGTCTGGCGAGAGCGCGTCTCGAGCTACGAGCTCAAGCGGGCGATGCGGCGGCTCGCGGAGGGCGACGGGCACGATTGCGTGATCGACATTCCGCGCGATCCGGGCCAATCGGGCGAGTATCAACGCAGTGATATCGTTCAAGAATTCGACGACTTCACGATTCGGAGCTCGCCCGAAACCGGCTCGAAGGTGGCGCGCGCCGATGGCCTCGCAGGCCAGGCCGAGGCCGGCAACGTCTATCTCGTCGAGGGCGCGTGGAATCGGGACTACCTCAACGAGCTCTGCGCGTTCCCGCGCGGCACGTTCTCGGATCAGGTGGACGCGAGCTCGAGGGCGTATCATCGTGTGCGAAAGCCCCGCTCGGGGCCGGTGGGCGCGGCGCCCGAGGTGATAGAGGGGTGAGCGATGGCGTTTGATATGATCATGGGAGCATTCCGCACGACCATTCCTGCGGTGTCGCCAACGCAGCGGATCGGCGTCGGCGGCGGTCAGACGTTCGGCGGGTTCCTCGACGAGCACGAGACGAGCTCGGCTCTCCAGGGTGCGCGACGCTATGAGACGTTCGCGAACATCCTCGCCAATACCGAGATCGTCGCAGCCGGGACGCGGTATTTCCTCAACCTCATCGCGAAGCCCGACTGGCGTGCAGACCCGTCCGACCCGAATAACGCCGCCGCGGTCGAGGTCGCCGAATTCGTCGAAGACGTCATGGGCGATATGTCGCTGCCGTGGCACCGCGTCATCCGGCGCGCGGCCATGTTTCGTTTCCACGGGTTCTCGATTCAAGAGTGGACGGCCAAAAAGCGGGACGACGGGCGCGTCGGGATGCTCGAGGTCGCAGCCCGGCCACAGGTGACGATCGAGAGATGGATCAATCCCGACGGCGACGTGCTGGGTGTGGTGCAGCGGTCGCCGGTCGATGGCCGCGAGATCATCCTGCCGCGCGAGAAGATCGTCTACATGCTCGACGACGCGCTCAATGATTCGCCGGCAGGGCTCGGGCTCTTCCGCCACCTCGTCGACGCAAACAACCGCCTCCAGCGGTTCGAGCTCCTCGAGGCGTTCTCGTTCGAGATGGATCTGCGCGGAATTCCGATCGGGCGGGCACCGCTCGCGGCACTCGCGAATCAGGTACGCGATCAGACGATCAGCAAGGCCGACGCGACGGCTGCGACCGCTGCGATGCGATCCTTTCTCGCCGGCCATATCAAGAATCCGCAGCTCTCGATGCTCTTCGATTCTCAGCCCTACACGACCGGCGGCGAGAACCAGGCGCCGTCCAGCGTCCGACAGTGGGACGTCGAGCTCTTGCAGGGGTCTGGCACCGGGGCCGAGCCGGTGGGCGTGGCGATCACCAGGCTACAGCGCGAGATGGCGCGCGTGCTCGGGGTCGAGTTCCTGCTACTCGGCGACGGCGCCGGATCTCACGCGCTCTCGCGGGACAAGACTCACAACTTCGGGCTGATCGTCGATTCGTCGATGACCGAGCTGCGCAAGACGTTCCAGAAGGATTTCCTCGAGCCGCTGATGATGCTCAACGGCATCCCCGAGGATCTCTGGCCGGAGTTCAGGACCGATGCCGTGCAGTACCGAGACGTCGAGCAGATCACTAAGGGCCTAGTGGATCTCGCTACGGCGGGCGCGGTGATCGACCCGACAGATCCTGCGATCGACGTCGTGCGAAAGCTGCTCGGATTGCCCGAGCAACCCGAAGAGCTAGTCGCCTCGCTCGAGAGCCTCGCACGCGCCCCCGAGCCAGAGGAAAAGCCCGACGCCGACGATCCCGACGCGA